TCGGCCAACAGCAGGCTCAGCATCTGGGATCTGCTCCGCAGTTCTGCGTTGCTCACCAGCTGCAAAACCTTGGCTTGGGTTTCTGTGAGTTTCACTGGTCTTTTTGTGGTTGGGTTGATGTAGTGGATAGGTTAGTTCTCAGCTTGCATGTTCAAGTGCGGCAGATTTAAAATCATCAAGCCAATGAACGATTATCATTGCTTCATCATCAGTCAGAGCATCTACAATCTCCTTGTTGAAGATGGCCCTGTTCAATATTTTTAGAAGTGGATTGAACTCGTCAGGATAAACATCGATCTGCAGTGCTGTAGAATGATCAGTCATTTTGTTTGTGTTGAGGTTGAGTATGTGGACAAGTTACCTATAGATTCTGTCAAGCCTCCTGAATAGTTCCTGTTTGGCATCAGCCACTGATTGATAACCATTTGACACTGAATGATCGTGGGTTAACACAAACCAGAAGTGGTCTGATTCACTCAACACTTGCGCGACAACTTGATTGTCGTGATAAATCTGTTCGTGATACATCCCTGAAACATGGGGGATTCGGTTTGATGTAAACATGGTTGGGTGGTGTAGTGGATAGGTTGGCGGAGTGGATAGGTTAGCTAAACTCGACCCATTTGTACATCATCGATAAACTCCGCAAGTACATCCGTGCTGAGGTAATTCATAAGGCGTAAGTATGCGGAAGCATAGCCTACATCCTCACCTAAATCTGTTGCATCATTGCGAATAGTTTGTGGATCAGATTCGCTGTAGGGTTGATCAAAAGTAATCATGGGGTGCGTCCTTGTGGTTGTTAGTTTGTGAACAGTTGCCCACAAGTGCGGGCAATAGGTACGGCAGGGATTCGATCCCATAGCGTCGCGCTACTGAGAGTGCCGCCCATTAGGTTGTGGGTTGGCGTCGTAGGGCTTGGCTGCAGGTGGCTGGCCTGCTGGTTTGTTTGCAACGGTCCGCACCGTCCGCCTGATGGTTTCACCTTCGAACCATCGCCGTCTGCCCGTATTCGGTTGTCGATGTGCTGCAGCTGGATGGCTGCATGAGTGCATCTTGTCGCCATGTGGGCAGGTTGTCAACCCCACTCATGAAACTTTATTTGGCTTCACTCAACTTCACAGTTGTGGCCTGGGGTAGGCGCCACAGATCGCATTCGATACAATTGTCAACATGAGACACAGCTGAGACGCAATAAGGCAGCTGCTATTGAGAACCCAGTGGCTGCAGGCGGTTTGGCCAGTATTGTGGACTAGACTACCAATCGAGTCACACGTTGCCCACCCCCACACGGGGCGTTTTGCGTCCCCGCTATAGCGGTATACCCTTAAGAAATTTCTGTCATTTTTTAAGGAGACACCACCAGCTCACTAGCAAACGATGTATCCGCCCTACCTTCCTCTTGACTACCACCATATGTTTTAATCTTTTCCTCCAACCATACACATAGTTCTTTAGTAGATTCCAAGAACTTAGCAGGACCAAGCCTATCTTTAACGTCTTTAACTGTAAGACACACTGTAGCTACATTCTTGTAGTACACCATGATCCAATTAGGGCCTTCTCTTACTTTATTGTAAGATACTTTGAAGTTCTGAGTATTCAGAGGATATTCATACACCATTGCTAACAGTAGTATAAGTAGAATAAGTAGTGACTAAATGATTCGACTCCGCTTCGCTCCGTGATGGCCTTTGCAGATTCATCGGGGCTCACTGGATTCACTGGATTCACCCGTTAAAGAGATAGAGGAAGATTAAGCAAGGACATGAGGGATGTCCTTCCCCAGGGACATCAGTAAAAAGGAAGAAGGAAATGATTGTCTCCTTCTTCCCCCAGGGTTTGAGTCCACCCTCTCTCCCCCTGTATACATGTGGGATTGCGTCTAAACCCAGTTGGGGACTGTGGTCTTGGTTAAGCCTCTAGCTTGGCGTCTTTGGTCAATATCAAAGCCAAGGACGAGGTGATTAGTAGCTGCTTCTGGGTTGTCTAGGAAGCCTTCTAGGAGGTCATTCCAGTCGTCTTTTTTACGTTGGTTAACGACTTCTTGGGCAGAGATACCCATAGCATCAGTGAAGTATTTAACACCTTGAGCTAGGGAGTCTAATCTGTCATCGTGTCTAATGGCAAACTTTTCACGACACATACGGCTCATCTGATAGAAGAGCATATAAAGGAGTCTTTTCTCTGGTGCTTCGTCTTTATTAGAGGCGTAATCCCATTCAACGACTGACTTATCAATGATAAGGCGGTGTTGATTCATGATTGGTTCTAAGGAATCAATGATACGTTCTTCCTTACGGATTGTTGCTCGTACTTCTTCTACGCCTATGTGTTGTTTAGTTTGTTGGAGGTGTTTTTTAAAGAGTTCAGCGACGATACCATCACCAAAGTTAGTCTCAATGACAAGTTTTGAGACACCATATTTCTTACAACCTCTAAGGATGTCTAACAAGGTATTATCGGAGTAACCATCCCGATATGCACGGACTTCATGAACATATAGGAAGCCGTTCTTTTGACTTATGTAGGTGGCTGCTGTTTCGTCTGTGCCTCGACCTGACGGGTCAACGCTGCATATCGTTTCATCGTACGCACTCCATTCTCCCTGAAGCTGCATCGGGGAGTAGAAATAATCACCCGGTAAGCCAACTGTAGGGAGATCCTTGAGAACATTACGAGGGTCAGAGCACCACACAACAGAGTCCGGCGCTTGAGTCGGGTTAACAGAGGTAATGATGAGGTCTTGGAATTTAAGGGGGAACTTTTCTGCATCACTAAGGCTTGTATCTAGCATGAACTGGAGCATGAAGTTGCTCCGACCCATTGCTGCTTCCCGTTCAAGAAGTTCATCATGCCCAAAGCGATCAGGATCAGTTACATCCCAACCTTCTGCACCACTGTCTAGATCTTCTTGGAGTTGAGGGGCAATCAACCCTTCGTATGGGGAGAGTTTACGGGGGTAACGAGCTGGCCAAACAAAGGGACGATAGTTACGTTCAGCCAGTTTGCGGTAGACAGTAAAGGTAGTTTGGGGAGTACCGAGGTACATGATGCGAGAGTCAGCCTTTGGGGTCAGGATGGACTCTGCTTCAGTACATAGTTGAAGGAGTTTTTCTCTCATCATTTCTGTCATCGAGTTACCAGGAACTTCGATGTCATCAAGGATCATGAGGTCAGCACGAGAACCCGTTAACTGACCTGTAATACCGACAGACTTAACACTAGGAGCTTGGTGAGGGCTGCAATTAACATCAAACGAAATGCGACTCCAACGAGCATCATCAGATTTGGGTCTGAGGTGTGATAACCAAGGTGTTTCAATGATTAATTTCTGTAGGAAGATACTCATGTTGTCTGCCCGCTCTTTAGAGGCAGAGATAATCATGATTTTCTTTTCAGGGTTATTAAAAAGGGTCCAAAGGACAAAGGCTCCAGTAATCCAAGACTTACCTACCCCACGGAAGGCTTGGATTTGAAGACGTTTTGGACCGTATTGAAGGTAATCAGCGATTGAGTATTGAGCGCGAGTAGGAGAAGGGAGGTCTAACTGTGACCAAAGAGCTTGTAGGAAGATTTTGAAGTCTTGCTGTAACTGATCAAGCACGGAGAGGCCTCCAGGAGCCTCAGGAAGGCGCTTCTTGGACATTTAGAGTATGGATATACCTTAGTGGATAAATAGAGGCCTTCTAGGGGCTTCTAAACGGGGTGTGTCTTAATTAAGCTTTTTCCGTTTCTTCTTGTCGTACTCGTTCGACTTGTCAGTTACTTTGGAGGTATCCAACTCTTTATTTGAGGATTTGGGATTAACACCAAGGTCAGACTTTGTATCAAACTTTGATCCAATCTTTAGTGACTTACCTGCCTGTACAGCAGCTCGATGTTCTGCAAGGGTGTAGTAACGACCAACAGACAGTCCTTTGGTATCCCTTTCGTCACGGTAAGACTGTGCTTCTGCTTTAGGTTCAGGTTTAGGAGCAGCCTTAGGAGCAGGACTACGAACAACAGTGGTGCGTTGTTGTGCAGCGGGTACTACACCAGCAGGTTTCTTATCGACAGGTTTATCAAATCTGACCTGTTGATCACCTGGGGTATACCGTCCACGTTGACCAGATTCAGCTGCTCGCTGACTGCGCTCTTGCTGAATAGCTCTTACAACACGTTTGACCCCCTCGTCAATCAGGCCTGAACCTAGCTGAGCGACTGCTGCCGTTACACCGGGGCGGTTAGCACGCAGTGCTAGTGCTCCACCAGGGCTACCAGCAGGAAGTCGAGGTTGAGTAGGTTTCGTGGCATTAGTCGATGTACTTGGGGTATTTTGTGTTTGTGTAGAGGAACTAGGTAGGCGTCTTGTTGGCCTGTTACCCTCGTCACTAACGTTTACTTGCTCGACACGGCTCGACGTAGCCTGTCCCCTAGGATTGCGAACCAGCCTACCGCCATTACCGCCTGATGTACCTCCACGAGGTGGCAAGTTATTACTTGATGCAGTTCGGACTTGCTGTTGCTGCCTTCTAAGTTGACGTTGACGGGTCAACATTGAAGGTTTTTTGGGTTTTGCCATTTTACTTAATATGAGATAAGATAAGTCCCTCTCTCAAGGGGTTATGACCGTATGTGGCTCTCATCCATGTGAGCCAGTTATTACTACCTTTGGCCTGATTACACTTCCAACAGCAAGGGACAAGATTACTTGTAAGGTCTTCACCACCAAAGCAGCGAGGACGTACGTGATCCAATGTAAGTTCATGTAATTCATAAATTTCTCCACAGTAAACGCATCGACAGTTGAAGTGTTCCTTAATGGCTCTTCGCCACATCCGCTTGGCTTCAGGGCTTGTCATCGTTATTAGATTTTGGAGGTAGTGATCAGGTGTAGGTAGCAATGGAGTCATCTGTATCGGTTGTTATTTCCGTGTCCGTTACGTGCGCGGTTTGTTGATGGACTCTCAATTTTGAGAGCACCATTACGAGAGTGAGAAAGATCTCCGCCCCCTTTCCCGTAGATGCCACGTTTCCGACGAGCTTTGTTTAGCTCAGACCGATACTTACTTTTGCCTGGTTTCTTGTTGTACTTACGCATGTAGCTGCGATGTTGATCAGCAGCTTCAGGGTTGTCTTTGTAGTATTCAGCTGTACTCTTTTCTGCCATACAGCCTCCGTTGAACAAGTTCTGGATCAACTTTTGGCATTATTGTTGCCAGTTTATCGAGAGGGTTACCTTCATATGCGACACCACTGATGTCGTTCTTGGCTAACCAATCACAGGCAGCTTTTAGATCAGCAGTAGATGCTTCCCCAGATTTGATTCGGCTAAGGAATTCTGATGTAACAAGATTATGTAACTCGTTAAACTGATCCTCAGTGGCCTTATTCTTAGCCATGTCTCAATACAATTTGATCTAGTTTGTTTTCGATGCGAATCATGTGATCCTCCATCTTTTGAAGAGCTGTTGATAACTCTTCACGTTGGACATATTTCTCTGCAACTCTTAATTCAATACGGTCAATACGTGAATCGACTTCGTTTATACGAGCTTGCATACGTGAATTTAGTGCTACAACAGCAGTGAAAAGAGCTATGGTTGCAGATACTGCAGCTTCAATCATTTTGCTCCATAAGCTTGATTAGCTTGGTTGCATAATCAGGATCTGTAGCGTATTTCTCTTTGACCAGAAGTTGAGCACATTCACTACGATTGACAGCTCGATTAATACCTTTGAATCCTTTGTAGTCCTTGTACCAACGATCTACAAGATATTGAATACAAGCACGTAGATCCGGGAAGTCAATAAATGAGGTGTTGATTGTGACCCATTGACCTTTGTGAAACTCTTTGGTAGTAGCTTGTGTGCCAGTACCTTTTAGGCCAAAGGCGTTGTTCTTACCAGAGAAGTGTTTACCGTAGCCACTTTCTAGTGCCCATTGAGCTGCCACAACCTCTGGGTACTTAGCACCACACTCTGCAGCAACTGCCTTGACGCTTTGCCAATCGTTTATTGATGCAGGTTTTGTCGGGTTTGCAGTGCTGGTTTTGTTGGATCTAAATGTCATGTACCAACCAGTGCCAGGAGCTTCTACCTCCCAACGTCTTAGCCAGTTTCTCCAGCTATATTTAACAGCTTCTCCACCACTTCCGATTCGTACGTAGCCGCCGTTGATATTATCCATCTCCCCGTAGGGATCATGGAAGATGCCATACTCTGCATCAGCTCCTACAAGAAGCATCCAGTGCCCACCTCCTCGGGGAGCACTGACTGGGCCTTTATGTAAGATACCAGTTGCTACTGGATAACCTGCTGATAGTTCAGCAAGTAATTTGTCCTTTGTGCCATTAGTAGCAAAGCCTGCTTTGACTCCATAATCATTACAGGCTTTGACTTGTGCAATAGAAGTGGTGGTGTCGCCGTATTTCAGTACCTTTTTTAGGTACGTATCATCGGCATTTACCCCAGACAATGCATCAGGTAGAAGATATTTGATGGCCATAGCGCATGTGCTTGAGAAACACATTCGATCACCATGACCGGTAGCACTATCTGTTTGGGGGTAATACTGCCGAACAGGCAACATTACCATTGTTGTTATTTGAGAGAGTCTTTGACTTGTCTAATTTTATCGTCTTCTTTGCGGACCAGCTTCAGGTATGAAACAACCGAAAGAACAACTTGAATAATACTATTCTCTTTTAGTTTGCTTGCTGCCAGAGCTTCTGAGCCAAGAAACAAGCCAAAAAAGGCAAGAGCCTCATAGGAGAGACTCACGCCAAGAATGGTAAGCATTGTAGTTACCTAAATGAGTTATTGATGATTACCAGGGGCAGCCCGCCGCTTTGGTAGGGTTACGTTGTTCATCCAACTGGCTCTGAAGAGCGGCTTCAACTTCAGCTACTTTCTCCTCACCCAGTTGGTCTTTGACCCACTGAACGCAGACTTCAGGAGTCAGCTGAGAATAAGGAATCATTTCGTCTTCGGGTCGCGCCAGACCAATCGAGCCGTAAGCACCAGAGGAATAGGTGTCATCTTTGGCATCTACAGTATAGTGGCATACGTAAACGTAACCGTCAATTACCTCACGTTCGAGGTTTGAAATATTCCAAGTAAAGGTAGTAGACATAACTAATGTGAGTGTTTAGGTGAAAAAAAAAGGCACCCCATGTAAGGAGTGCCTATGAAAAAGGTGGTAGTGAAGGGGACTAATCAGCACGCCATCAGTACACAAGGCACGCAGTAGCTGCCGTCCTCGTAGGTGCAGCTCACGTTGGTACTGGTGACCTTGGCAATGGTCTTGCTGCGGATAATGTCATCGTCTTGAGGCTTGGCGGTTCCATCACCAGCGGACATCAGCAGATCGCCGCGCTCGACGGTTACACCTTCGGCAATGCGGATGATGAAGTCACCCGTCATCGCGCAGTAGAAGTCGTTCGTGTAGGTGTCGTCATCGTCGTCCCACGCCTGGAACACACCGGACACGTTCTTGTCACCTTCAACGTCGCTCACCTTCATCCGGTTGAGCTGTTCGTTTTCCTCGTCGTCCCATTCGCACATCTCGTTGATGTTGGAGAGAACGGAACCACGCAGGATTTCTTCGCGTTCAGCACCGGAAGGGAGTTGAGACCAGCGACTTAGGTGAGCGCCGTTGTAGGAGACAGTGGTGCCGGAAACCGAAATTGAACCTTCAAAAGTATTATCCTGGAAAAAACGTATAAGATTGCCGTCATTTGTGTTGCGGTTAATGTTCATGCACTCGGAACCGCTGACTGTTACATCTGTTTGACCAGTAGAACTTATTTGAAATCCAGCAACATTTAGGTCTGATGCTATTTTTCCTACAAGCACTCCGCCATTATTTGTAATCCTCATCCGCTCCGTCGGGGAACTCGCCCCGTCGGCGGTAGTCGAGAACTCTAGTCTTGTTGGCTGAGAAGACCCTGCAGTCCATGTTCCGCCATCTCGTCTTGCGACAATTCGTGCTGCGCTCGAATGGTTTGCAGCACTGAAGCTATAATCACCCAATGCGGCACCATCTGTAGGCGCTGACTCGCTATTGGCTACAAGTATTGCCGGCGTAGGACCTCCATCAGCCCCGCCTGAAACAATCAGCTTTGGTAGTGAGCTAGACGTAGAAGACGTGCCAACTAACAGGCGTCCCGAACTATCAAGGCGAGCTTTTTCATTCGCTCCAATACCAAAAACTAGATTGCTGGTTGCTCTTAAACCAAAATCAGACGAAGAGTTGCCGAACATCCAATTAGCATCACCAACATATCCAATATTTGCAGCACTTTTCAAGAAGTTAATGTAAGTATTGCTTGTGCCGTCTATTCCAATATTTGCTGTCGCAGCCGCAATATCTAGCTTATTGTTAGGGCTCGCAGTGCCAATCCCTACATTGCCTCCAGATTGAACCACCATTTTGGTGGATCCATTTGGTTGAATATAAAAGCTGCCATCTGTGTATAGTTCCGTGTATCCACTATTGCCAGTAAGTCTTAATTGAGCATTGCCAGCAGTGTCTTGTACATGCAGGCGAGTGCTAGGGCTCGAAACCCCTATGCCTAGACGCCCTGAGGAGTCAATCACGAGACTGTTGACTGGTGCGCTGCCGTTAAAACTAACGGCTTGGGTGGAGCCTGCGGTGCCACCACCCGTGAAATTAACGGTGCCGGTGCTGCCAATAAATACTCGCCCAGACCCACCAGTGCTGATGGCTAATTGGTCTGCTCCGGGTGAAAAAATGCCGGTGTTGGTGTCGCCAGTAAACTTAAGGCTTGGGGTGCCTTGAGAACCAAGGGCCAGGGCAGAGTTGCTGCCGTCTTCCCGCAGCAGGGGGTTACCACCAGCAGTAGAGCCGTCGTGGACGACAGCAGTTTTTTTAGTTGTGTCAACGGTGACTTCTTTGGAAACACCGGTAAAAGAAGCGTGCTGAGCAGTTGTGCCACCACGCAGTTGAAGTTGATCAGGCATGATTAAAGATTACCAAAATTGTAAGAACTAGAACCAGTCGCAAGAGCTACCCGCTTAGCAGGTACATTCTCGCCAGGAAATACTGCACCAGTGATTGCTAGATCACCAAGATCAATTAGATTAGAACCGACCGCACCTGTGTAAATAGTATTGAAATTACCAGTAAGCGGAACAAATTCTGTAAATTGATTTTCTGCAAGAGACTGCCAGCTGCTGCCATTAAAGACACGCCACTGACTGGAAACACTATTAAAGTAGTTGTCTCCTGTATTAACTGGATTGCCAAACGTATCAACGCTTGGATCCGAAGACAAGCTTCCAAGGTAAAGACCAAGGAAGTTATTCAGATAATTTGAAGCATTGATAACATTGGCAATGTTAGTTCCAACAGTATTGACGTTTGCAATACTGCCTGCAACTGTATTAACATTCGCAATGGATCCTGCTGCTGTATTAACATTTGCAATGGATCCAGCAACGGTATTGATATTTGCGCTATTGCCAGCTACCGAAGTTACATTGGCATTAATGCCCGCAACGGTGTTGATATTGGCAATGTTGGTTGCGTTGGTATTTACGTTGGCAATAGACCCAGCAACAGTGGTTACGTTTGCGTCATTTGTAGCAACCGTGTTGACATTGGCGATGTTGTTTCCAACGTTATTGACATTGGCGATGTTCGTTGCAACCGTATCAATTTCACTGACCGGTTCATTCAGGTCAGCAGCAACGGTTTGAATGTCACTGATGTTTGTGGCTACTGTATTGACATTGGTAATCGCATTACCAACGGTATTCACATTAGCAATGTTAGTTGCAACGGTATCAATCTCGCTGACTGGCTCGTTCAGATCATTAGCAACCGTTTGAATGTCGCTGATGTTAGACGCAACAGTCGTTACGTTTGAACTAATACCAGCAACAGTGGTTACATTAGAACTGATACCAGCAACCGTCGTTACATTACCGGCAATACCAGCAACCGTGGTCACCTCAGTGGCCTTAGGAACCAAACGGTGGAAGGTATACGTGTGAAGCGTACTGGTGGTCTCTACAAGGACACCAAAGCCCGCTGCAAGCACCGTAGAACCACAACCGTTAATCGTTACCGTATTACCACCAGCACCACTAGCAATGGTCACCGTACCCGACACCGGAGTGCGAGTCGTGGTCATTTCTTTGATACTGACAATAGTACCAGCACCATCCGGGTTGTTGATGTCCGGGTTGGTGACGGGAAAGCTGGTTTCGTTGGCAATCGGTACAAAACCGCCAACGTCATCCACCAAGTCGATGATCCTGGCGTCGATGGCGGCAGTCGTTGCAATGAAACTGTCGCTTCCACTCCACGCCATCCCGCTGTTGATCGTCTCGCTGCTGTCCTGGCGGAAGTACCGCAGGTCAGAGGCAGAGGTGGTGTAGAAGCTGGTGTCGTTAGGAGAAACGCCAGCTACCTCAGCGTTGGTAACGACCGTAGCGCCAGTCAGTTTGCTTGAATCAACCGTACCTGCAGTGAGCTTGGCACCATCAATACCGCTTGCTACCTTCGCATCAGTAACAGCACCATCAGCAAGCTTACCGGTGGTTACATTAAGGTCAGCAATCTTGGCAGTGGTTACGTTCTGATCAGCAATCTTTGCTGTGGTGATATTAGCATCAAGGATCTTGGTAGTAATGACAGCATCATTAGCTAGATCATTTGATACAATCGTTCCATCAGCAATCTTAGCAGACGTAACCGAACCATCAGCCAGTTTGGCCGTAGTTACGTTGGCATCAGCAATCTTAGTGGTGGTTACATTGCTATCAGCAATCTTTGCAGTAGTAACATTACTGTCAGCAATCATGGCCGTAGCCACACTGCCAACATCACCCGTGCTGACTAGAGTTCCAGAACTGTTGGGGAGGTTAAGGGTACGATCAGCCGTAGGGTCACCACCAAGTAAGGTGGTTTCATTGGCATCATTAGTCGTACCCTCAAAGATAATACCTTTACCAGCAGCAAACTCAAGGTTGCCAGTCATCGTACCGCCAGTAGCATCTACGCGACGGTCAATCGTTTCTTGAGTACTATAAAGTACTTGGTTAAAGTTATCGTTTAGATCTTGTGCCCTAATTGCAGAACCAGGATAAAATACTGCCTTAGCAGTAGCATCGCTTGTTTCCCTGTAAATTCTAATCGCTACACCATTAGCAGGAGCTGTGGTGAACGAGAGAGTTGTAGCGTTGGCAAGGGTATATGCAGTTGTAATAACTGAGTTAAGTGTTACCTTAATGTCAGTCTCTTCAAGATATGGAAATGTGAAGGAATAGTTCGTTGTGGAACCATTCCCTGTGTATGTATTCTCAGTAATAGCCATTTACGCTAGGCAATAGTTGGGAATGGGTGGATTATTTATTTTCTAGAATTGGTAGTGCAACACCACGTCGTTGCATTTCACCTGAGTAACCTTGTTGGAATTGACGAATTCTTACTTCATTATAGTTTGACAGTTGGCCTTCAGCTAATCGTTTGGCATCATAAAGTGCTACGTTGATTTGCTTGTACACGTTCTGCCAAAGTTCAGGTTTAATCTGTGATCCATTACCGCGAGCAACACGGATTGACTCTCGCCATGCCTTAGCTTCCGTAGTGGACATGATCCGTCGTAGTTCACGTTTGAAGTAACCATTCTTTCCGATCAAGCTATAAAGTTCAGAACGCTCCTTCGGTGTATATCTGACACCTTCGCTGTTCTTCATAAAGCTAGGACGTGAGTCGTATTCAATATCTACAAGGAACTGACGTTCAGGAGATAGCCCGTCGTATACTTTCATTGGACTGACGGCATTAAATGCACGTACAAAAAAGTTCTCAGGGTATCCAATCTTTTTACCATCAATCCAGTCGTGTGCATCAGGTAATGCACTATTCGGGTCAATAGCATCAGTAAACTTGTTACGGTTCCTCAGAAGCTGTATGAAGTCCATATCTAGCTCTCGTAGCTGTGGTGCCATAAGACGCCCCAGCTCATTACGAGCGCCGCTCAACGGAGCCAAGGAGCTAGCAAACGACGAAGCCCAACGGTTTAGAGCAGCGGGATCACCCCTCAATACATCATTCATTGGTTCAAGACCAGCCAGCATTGACTTGTTAGTAATACTGGCACTCAATATGAAACCAAGTTTATTAATTGTGGTCGCTAGATCATTTTCAGTAATGGAATCGAAATTATCCATCACGTCAGCTGTTAAAGCCAGAAAATCACCTATAGGTCCAAGACCATCGTAGCTATACCACTTACCATCAATCGCTTTGTATGTACGTGGTTTCCATCCAAGCTCTTGGCGTACCTTTTGACGTTCTTTGTCGTAGTGACCATTACCACGAAGGTTACCATTAATAAACATATTACTAGCAGCAACCATAGTAAGCGTACCAATCGCCTTGCGCCCTCTAATTTCAGCCCTCAATGTATTAAAAGTTTGGGCATAGTTCTCATCAAATGGCAAACCTTTCGACACAAGAAACGTTTCTATTTCGTCCTCAGTAAAACTACTTATCGGCCTAAATGGATTTGCGATTGAATTATATTCTCTGGCAAACACAGACACAGGACTGTGTTTATCGAACATAGCTACTATGTTTGCTGAGGTTCGTGGGAACATCAAAAATGGCTTGATTGCAGGAAACATATTTATGAAACGTGATAGCGCATTTACTGCAGCACTATCAAGGTTCATAGCAATCTCACTACTAGCTTTGTCAACAGCCTCATTTGTTATCATCCCGGTGGAATCAAACATCATGTTGTAATGCTCATTCAAAGCAGCTTGCAGCCCAGCTTCGTCGAGCTTTCTACCTCCATCAATAAACTTGTCATACACCTGAGCACGCGCCTCTCCGTTAGCAATGACAGCCCTAGCAAAACCATCCATAGCTGACATCATGTTTGCTCCAAATCGAAGCATTGGATTGTTGGCTAAGTCATTGAGTGCTTCAGCTTGTTGGTAAAGGACCATAGGACCATCTTCACCACGTTGTTGTGCAGCCATTGCAAATGAGTGAAGTATGTCCATCGTCTCCTCATTCTTCTGCACAATGTCGTCACGCATGATGTAGCTGACACTTGATGGGTCAGTAGAGGCTTTATTGAGAACAAGATTAAAATGTTGGTAACCCTTCTTTAGCGTGTCTGCAAAGGCGCTGTAGGTGTACCAACCACGCTTTAGGGTCTTCATGTCACCAAACACCAAAGCCCCGCCCAGGACGCTCACAGGCTTCTCTAGGAGCAAGACAGCGTTACCTAGTCCAGCTTTAAGTGGTGTAGAGATTGAGGTCAAAACAGAGTTGTAGATGTTAGACCACATCCCATTAACTATGACATTAGGCAGTTCAGGTGAGTTGTCAAAAAAGAATTTAGGGAACCAGTCGCCAAGACTTTCATCAACGTATCTGTTTAACTTAGCCATTGTATCTATATTCCCATCTGTATATTCCCAAGCCATTTGTAGTGGCGCAAGGTACTCAGGACGTTCTTTTGATACAGTGCGAAGTGTGTCTACAGTTCTTTTTGCTCGTGCAATTATTTCAGCATCTGAGGCAGACTTTGTATCGTTAAAAGTATCAACAACCTTTTGTACCTTTTTTAGGTCTTTTTCGTTCAGATGTTTATAGATCATCTGTAGGCTTTGCAGGCCTTGACCCCTAAGCTGTTTTGCTCTTCCTTGCACAACGGTAAGATATTCAACCTTGTCAAGTATTTGTTCCTGTGCCCTTTCAATAGCTGCTGTTCCATCCATTAAGCGAGCACCTTCAGAGAGATCAGAAATCTGTCCTGCCAGAGAAGTAGCAAGGTATCCTTGTGCTCTTACTTTGTCAAGGTTAATGTACTCGTCACGAAGAGATCGCAAAGCGACCAAGGCTCCTGTGTAACCAATATTTCCTTTTGTATCTGTACCTAAACGTTGAATGCCATCGACACTACTGTTGAAATCATCGAATATTTTCTGCATTGCCTTTGTATCCATACGTGGATCCAAAAGTAAGCTTCCTAACTTTTTACCTTCTTCAACAGCCTCTTCACTGGTAATTGTCGCGATATCACCAACAAGGTATTTCCATTTACCTGCAGATGTTAGTGAATTTACTAATGTTTTATCCAGCTCATCGTACTTCTTAGGATCAGCATTGCGAAGAATATATTTAAGTGCAGCCTCAGAGACAAAGTTGCCTAGCCTTCCGTATACGCTGCCGTAGTTCTTTGCAATACGCACTTGGTCAATCGACGCTCCAACGACACCTAACGGGTCGAGGCTCCTGATTCCTTCTTCTTCAATGTCATACATATCAGAAGTAATTCCTAAGTAAGGCAATTCTTGTTCGGATTCAATGCCGTCGAGTCCGCGCTTATCTAATTCTTCTTCACGTCGAGTTGCTGATACATAAACTTCTTCATCAACATCAATACTGTTAACCTCGTTAGCCTTTTTGAAAGCTTTTGCTTGCTCGTTCTGAGGTATAAATCCAGTGACTTTCTTGGTGCCTCGTGTAGCCTTTAGCAATTTTGCACTACCAACAAGTAGGTCAGTAAAGATACCAAGACCTACACCTTCGTTTATGTTCTTAGCTCGTTTAACATCCGGTTTGTCAGAATCAAGCGTAGCCCAGTCATCAGATATCCAACTAAATGTTTTGGGAAACATTTTTTTCAGGCTACCCTGAAGGTTATCATCGCTTTCATTTAGTTTGTTAGTAGCATCAACGAATGCCCCAGACCCAGCTGCAATACCAGCCTCACCCAGGAATTTAACAAGTGAGTCTTTACCAGCTTTCCATGCAACCTTCGCTTGTGCTGCTTTAGCACCAGCTCCAAGTCCCTTTGTTAAAAAGACGGTAGGGATAATGAATGAGGAGATCTCACGAGCAGCTTGCAGGACTTCATTCTTAAACTTAGGGATTTTTGGAATGTTTGCCCCAGTTATATTAACAAGGTCAACACCCCAGTCAGCAACACCTGTAGGTGCAGCTAAGGCACCCTCGGCTACTGTACGTGCTACATCGCCAATGTCTGCAGGCTCTTCAGACTCAGGATCTTTTGATTCTGCAGTTGGTGATTGTGACGTTGTATTTGGTTGCACTGGCGTACCAGCGGCTTCTTGCTTAGCAGCCTTTTCAGCTTCTTGCAGATCAATGATTGTTTGTTGGGACTGAGCCGCCTGATCAGTAAGCTGTTGCTTAATCTGATCTGAAAGCGGCTCGTCTTTACGTTCAAATTCCTCGTAAGGATTGTACATTTGTTCTAGTGATAAACCAAAGACAAAGCGTACTTAGCCTTTGCGTAACTTATTTGCAATGTGAGAGCGAAGTTGTTGATAACCAGAGTATGGCGTCATGTCCTTAGAACCCTTAGGTCTCGGGGCAAAGAAGTCAATACTGGCAATGGTTCCATCAGCACTTACAACGCGACCTGTACCACCTTGCCTTCCAAGAACAGAACCTGCATTGAGGCGCTGACCTTCTTGGACGTTAATGGAGTCAAGGTGTGCATAAAGCACATCAACAGGTCGATTAGTTAGTGGATCTATAGATTCAACAACGACATAGTTACCATATCCTCCACCTTGAGCATTCGTTTGATTGCCCACTTCTTTGACACGGCCAGGGAGGACGCTGGTAAACTTCTTGTTTTCAAAGAAAACATCAATACCAGGCTGGCCTGAATCAAAAGTTACTGAAGAAACTACACCCGGACGTATCATGGATGGATCACGCAGGGCTTGACCATAACCGTACTTATAAGCACCTTTCATTACTTTTTTGTAGTACCCTTGGCTTTCTGCATTGCCAGGAATAGGACCACGATAACGTTCTACATTACCAGGCCCAGCATTGTAGGCAATGATAGCAAGTTGAAGATTGCCACCAAACTGACGTTGCAGTTGGGATAGATACTTAGCAGCATAGTTAATACTAGCTACTGGATCATTGTACTGGGTAAAACCTGGATGATACTCAGGCATGATTTGAGCAATGCCTCGGGCACCACTTTTGCTGACAGCGTTAGCATTCCAAGTACTCTCAGCTTCAATCAATCCTGCAAGAATAGAAGGATCAATATTGTTAGCCTTTGCAGCTTGTTGAACAACCGGACCGTACCCTTTGGGTACTTGTACAGGGTCATACGCACCTGCGCTGCCTAGACCACGGGTGGAACGATTTACAGACGGATACCGCAGTAAAATCGCCTGGAAGGAGCTTGGAATGGTGTTGCGGACACGTTCTAAGGATTGTGGTGTAGCGAGGGGTTTAAGGCCCGCTGCGTTGCGCTGACGGTTGATGATTTCTAAAGGACTCCTCTTTAATTTAGCACCCCAATATGTAGCAGCAGGTGGCACACTCCAACCAGGCTGACCATAGCCTTTCTCCATTGCTTGGAGTTCAGCCTTGTTAAAGATCAAACCACCAACAGTATCTAATGCCGTTATGCCGTTGTTCTTAAGCTTTGATCGGATGTTGTTGAGTTTATTATTAAGTGAAATGCTTCTTGCCAAAGTATCTTTTGGCATGAAGTTACTAAACTTGCCATATTTGTCAATGGCGTAACGTTTGTTAGTTTCAAACTCTTTAATAACTTCACTTACAGCATATAGAGCGGCCTCATCTGCATCTTTAAATTTTCCCGTAGCAACATATTCAGCTACTTTACGTCTAAATTTACTTTGAAGCGATTCAACAATTAGTGTAGCAACACCATCACCCTCAGTGCCTGTTTTAACTCCTGGACTGTCAAGTACTTGCCTTTCAATAGCTTTTAGCTTATCCCTAAATATTTTGGAACCGTCTGTCGCATCTGCTTGCTTTTGTGCACGTGTTAACCATTTGTCTTGCAAATCCAATGGAGCCTGCTTAACTTGCTCAGGCGTCAGTTCTCCTTGTTCTGCAAGAAATGTAAAACGTTCATCCAGTACACGCTTATTCTCAGCACTCATGGAGAATGACGATTGATAAGTCTCTAGTTCTGGACTTTTGCTGCCAGTTAATTCAAAGAAACGTCTCTGCGCCATATGTATCGCCTCTTCAGAAACAGCACCTGGATTGCTATTAAAGTCTGCAAGGACTTCCCGAACAAATTGTTGCCCACGTTGCTTATCTTCAGCTTCTTCATTTGCAAAGTTTGCCCGATTAGCAGCAGCAAGTTTTGACTTCAGATCAAAAGCCCACAGCTGACGACTAACAGCTAGCGATTTACCAGTAACTGGATCTGGGGAGCTGAGAAGCTTTTCAATCTGTG